TCAAAAATGCCCTGATCACAGTATAACAAAACCAACAAACATTCAAACCAATGAAAACAATCATCTTCTTCATTCTTGTGGTCCTTGCTGTTACTAACCCTATTAGCAATGGGATCATTTCTTTCTCACTGAATGGCATTGGCAATGGTATTCATTGGGTTGCAGATCAGGTAGACAATGTGCATCATGAAAAGAAGTAAAAAGTTTTCCACAAGTACAACAATAGAGGAGCAATTCTCTTACATAAGCATAACCCTGAGGGAAACAGTTAGTATAGTTTTCCACAGGGTTTTTCCACAGAAAAGTATAAACCTGTGGAAATTGCGGAAAACTATTAAATGTGAAAAAGAATCTAGTTGAGTGTTGTTGAGTTTGAGAAATGTCTTCGTGAATTGTAGTCTTAGCACGTTTCCTAACGATAGTCAACCCCTCTCATATAAGGACTCCGAATGTGTAACAAACCCCTTGACAAGTCTCTGAGAATAGTGTATAATAACCATGTCAGGTTGAGAAACACACAGAGAGTACTTTAGAGGAAAGATAAAGAGAAGTCTAGAGGGGTTGTGCCAGTCCTAGAAGTGTCACAGAGGGGGTTGTGAGAGGGTCTCTGTGCCCTATACTAAGGACATCAGGGGGAAGGACCTCCACACACTCTCTAGACCATGCGTAAGATCGAAGCACAGATGAATGCAGCAATCCAAGGTTGCACCAACTGGAAGAATGCAAACACTCGTGTAGAGTATGTTGCAGAGAATGACACCTCTAAGGTGTATCTCCATGGCAACCACATTGCCACTGTGGGTGACAACTTCCTAGAGGTGTTTGACGGTGGTTGGCAGAGCAACACCACGAAGTCTCGCCTGAATGCTATCATCAACGCACACGCAGATGCACTCAAAGATGGTATCTTTCAGAAGGACCATGTTTGGTACATTCGTGACAACAACGTGGTGAGAGAGTTTGAGAATGGTTACATCTTTGCTTGACAAATAGTCTCACAAAGAGTATACTCAGAGAGTGGAGAAATCCACTCTCTTTTTTTATATTTTCTAGGTGCAGATTGTGTGGATAGTACGCACGAACTACTCAGTTAGTTTGTGTTACTTTTCCACACACATCTCAGAATAGCACACTCTGAGGCACTTTGGTTTGTGTTAGGGACAGTTTAATTAGTGTCACAAAGTATAATCGAAGCCTTGACGATTTGCAGTTAATTTGTTATACTTAGACAGTTAAATTAGCCCCCTTAAATATAAAAAACGGCCACTACCCTAACCTACAAAGGTACCCGAGAGGCAGATATATAACGAGTGGGTCCCCTGACAGCCTATATAAAAAAATTCCCCAGGAAAAAAATCACCCTCAGAGGTTTTTACTATGGATTGGAAAATTCGCCAAGATCGCCAAGACGACCGTGTTTGGTGCCTTGAAGTAATTCTGAGACATGAGGGATTCCTAGATCCTCGGATTTATGCCTGTGCGGACTATTGTACCAGTGCTGGACTGACAAAGGATGCTAACGATGTCATCACAGCATGGGAGGAATGGAAGATAGATAATCCGTCAGATAATCCACAAGTTGTTAATAGGTTGTAAAGTATGTCCAAGAGATTCACAGTCACTATCGAAGAAGATGAGTTTGGAGATCTTATTCTACCAATCCCTGATGATGTCTGTGAAGATCTTGGATGGTCTGTGGGGGATGAGTTAGAATTTGAGGTTGATGATGTCACTGGCACGTTTACTTTGAGAAAAGTTGAGGAAGACTCATAACCGCGACCACGAAAAACTCCTACCACCGCGTTTCCACTCTAAATACTATGGAAGAATTTGAAAAGATCCTTAAAGAGATTGATGACAATTTCATTGGCATTAAAGAAGCATTTGATGACAATGCTGAGGCACATGAAACTCTCAACAAATTCCTGACTAAGGTAGATGAAGCAATTATGGCACTACACGATCGTATAAGCGCCGTAGAGCAGCATCTAACTGAATTACCTACTCCTGATAAGGTATACTACAAACCAAACGGTCAGGAGGACTATTTGAATATGAAAGCAAATTATGATTTGATCTACGAGCGTTTAGACAAGTTGGAGGGCAAGTAATGTCTGGATGTCATACTGATGGATCTCCTTGCGGTAGATACGGATTTGCTGTTGGTACAGGTAGGAATAATGTCAATCATTGTGATGCACGCCGTCCTAATGATTCTAGTGCTGCTACGGTAGAGTTTGGGCACTATCCTCCTATCAATTTTGTTGGTGAAGAGAATACTCAACCTGCAGTCATGTATGACTCTGCGTTATATTCACCATATCCTCCTACTACAAGTCGCAATAATTATGTTTCTCCTCAACTTGGCACTGAATATGAAGGTGCAAATTGTGGAAAACTAGTTGAAAATATTGGTTGTGGCACTGTAATCTACGAAACCCACCCTTCAGAGCTCTCTTTTAGAGAGATGGAGAGTGATACTTGGTTTTATTATTTGTATGACATGGGTGCTAATGGTAGTGCTGTAGGTACACCTTGCTATCGCATTCAAACTGAGACTAGGACTGGTGGCACAACGTCATCTACAAGCGGCACAGACCCTGTTACAGGCGATCCTACGACCACTCCTGGAGCATCAACAACAGATCAGGGTGGAAGCACACAGAAATGTATTCCTTGCACTCAGTTTTACTGCACTCCAGTATCATCTTATTGCACTTATAGTTACAGTGGTGCTGATGAAACTGGTGATTCCGACTGTCCATACCCTTTGATTTTTGGTATTGGCACTCAGAGCAATAAGATTGTGGTGTCATATGACTCACTTTCCGAAGATGTACCGAATGGATGCACGGATTTTAACTTTGTTTATGCTGCAGATGGCATTGATGAAGACGTTTGGAATGAATCTACCTTCTCTCCTGGTGATCCTGTAGTCACTTCACAGAATACTTGGGAGACTAGTGAGCGAGGTTTTGCTACATTTATCATTAGAGAGCTTGAATCTGGATCTTCTGTAGGTCTACAAGTAAAAATTGGCATCAGACCCGCACTGCAAGACGCGGTTGATCCTGATGATGCCCCTGTCATTATTGGTACAGAGTGGGAATTGTTGGAAGTTATCAGTCAAGGACAGAATTATAATGTCAATGATACCTTTACAATCTCATATGAGCACACTCATGCTAGTAGTGCTACCACGACTTTTACCATTGATCTCAAGGTTACTGCTATTGGCACGGTAACTGCAGTCACTGGTGTGGGTGATTTTTCGCTTTTAAACGTTGGTGATGAGATCAATGGGCACATTGTTACCAATACTGCACACTCTGATGTTGATCATATGCCCTACCATGTCATCTATATTGATGGCAATGGCAACAATTTCACTAAAGATGGGTCATATACCTCTAGTCGTAACCACCAAGTCACGGTTGTTGCGGGTTATGGCATCAAAGATCGCGCTTATTTTGGTGGATTATACGAATTTTTCAATAAATCTGTCCAATATACCGTGCATTCCGTAGAACCTGGCACAACATACACCTATCCTGGGTATTCCAACAGCGTCATTCAACCCGAAATTGCGGTAGATGTGCAAAATGGGCGTGTTGTTAGCGCAACTGTGGTCGATGGTGGGCAAAATTGGAATACAATTGGCGAAACTCCCGTGCTTCAGGTCACTGGACCACCTATTGAGACGGGTACTTTTGCCCAAGTTACGGGCAATTTCAACAATGGGGTGCTCCAGAGCGTCACTATTGTCAATGGTGGTAGCGGATATAACGATTTGGACCCGCCTTCTATCATTGTAGGCAACTATTACTCCTCGGAAACCAATGAAATCACGGGAACTGGCACTGACCCTGATGGTATGGGGTATGGTGATAGGGCAGATCTCATCAATAATGAGTATTTTTCCCTAGATCAAGAGGTTTTTGATCAAATTGAAGCGGATGCAGGGGCAAGAAACGAGACACTTACCACTACAGGGCGCACAGCACAGTTTGATACCTCTCGTCAGCGCAGAGAGCAGACTGGACAAGTGCTTTATAGCAGTGGACCAATCGAAGAAATCCGCCCTTTGCAGAGTGTACCTGATCTAACTGGCAGTGGAGTCCTTCCACAGGAGTTTGATGACGCTCTGCAGGCATCACAAGACACTCAAACCGAAGCTATCAACACGTTATTGGACAATATTACCGATGATCCTGAGGCAAGGACCTATACTGGACCTGAAATTTATGTTGAAACCACGCAAAGACGCTTTCTTGACATGCCTAGGGCGTCAACATACACAAAATACATAATGAAGCAGTATAGACCCGATTCTAACTCTAGAACCACCTTTACTGTTACCGTAGGTCACAATGTATTAGAAGATGGTTGTGGGCACCTTGAAGACGATCCTAACCCCCTTAACGGCGGACCTGCACTCTGCCCCTCACCTCTCGGGTATCCCTTTGCTAATACTAGCAGCACAACTTCGGAAACCAGTGATCCTGATCCAGTTACGGGGGATACAACCACTACAGATACTACCGTTGCATATACATATACATTGAGTCCATTATTAGGATTAGGATGTAAAAGTTGGTCAGCAAGTGGATCTATGACAGTAGTACACAACTTTACTAGGTCAAGAGATACATTTGCCGCGGCCACCGAAGCATATGGTAATCCATTTGACGTTTAATTGGAGGTAGTGTAAAATATGGCTGGTCTTCCCGCTGCAATTTACATGGGAGTTGATAGTGGACACGGTAAATGTGTCGCTGCCAACGTCCATGCCTATGTTGGATGTGAAGGCACTTGCGAAACTGCACCTAAAAAGGCAATTGCTGCAATGGATCCATTTAATATGTGGCCTCCATTTGCACAATCTCCGTTGAGTATTATGCAAGCAATTGTAAATGTGGTTATCAATGGTAACATTCCTATCGTCGATCAAGACTTATTGACGAATCATCCGCCTACTTGCACTAACTTAATTGTTAGGGGCGGGTGTAAAGACCCCCCAGCACCACTTCCTTGTCCTACACAGACACTTTGCACGGAAGATATTGCTGGAGGCGGTGCTCACATTAGGAAAGCAATCGCAACCACAGCAACAGTCTTTGTCAATGGCAGAAGACTGTGTAGAGTTAAAGATCCCCTTGGACCTCCCTGCTTATCATTGATCAGCACAGGTGCTACAAATGTACTAGTTGGAGCGTAAATTATGGCAAAATCTAAAGTTGGTCTCGTGAAGTCTGGTTACACCCCAGGCAAACCCAAACGTACTCGTCAGGGTCAGGGCACGAATTCAAAACCTTCTCATGGACGTAAAAAATTGAGAGGGCAGGGTAAAGGATGTTGAATCCTACATTCTACATAGAATAGCGATAAATAATACTCAGGGATAGCAACCCCGTTAAAAGTTCTGTTTACCACAGGACTTAATAACTATGGCAAATCACCCAATCCCAGATCAGAGTGATGACTTTATCAAGTCAGGAATGAGATTAATAACTGATCCTAGGTCGGACATCCTTCTCGGGAGAATTAACAAGAATTCTCCTCCAAAAGATAGAAATTCTAGATGGTGTGGTGGCAAAGGTGGGTTTGACGACTATGTAGAAAGATGGCATTAAAATCAGTTACTGGTGCAGATTTCGGACGCAAACATTCAAGAGCGTTTAAAGACGTGCAGCTTGAATTTGGGCGTAATCCGTTTACTAATGACATCAACGTACTGAAAAACTCCGAAGCAATCAAGCAAGCGGTCAAGAATCTTGTTTTAACTGCTCCTGGAGAGAAATTTTTTAACCCAAATTACGGATCTAAGGTTTCTCAACTGTTGTTTGAGCCCTTAGATCCTTTTTTGATAGATACTATTCAAAATGAGATTCTAAATACCATTAGAAATTATGAACAACGTGTCCAAGTGACCACCGTTAGATGTAAAGCAAATTATGATGACAATTCTATTAATGTTTACCTTGAATACAAGATTGTTGGTTTGCCCCTAATTGAAAATATCAATTTCGTATTACAGAGACCCTAACCAATGCAACCCAAGAATTTAACAGCACTGGATTTTGGCGATATCAAATCGTCAATCAAAGCATATCTGAGAACTCGTGATGAGTTTACGGATTATGACTTTGAGGGCTCTTCGCTATCATATCTGATCGATATTTTAGCGTATAATACTTACTACACAGCATTCACCGCTAACATGGCGATGAATGAAGCATTTTTGGACAGTGCTACGGTCAGGGACAACGTTGTTAATCAAGCAAAACTCCTAAACTACGTACCCACTTCCATCAAAGCATCTTATGCTTTCTTGCATGTAACCGTACAGACAACATTGTTTAATGACGCATATCCAAACAGTGTTACTCTACAACCTGGGGTTATTGCAACTGGCGGAAACTATGCTTGGAATATCTTAGAATCGCAAACTGCAACCGTAGATCAAGTTACTGGTAGAGCATCTTTCAGATGTCTCAAAATTTACGAAGGAAGCATTGTAACTTACTCATATACAGTAAACGAATTCATTAAGCAGTCATATACAATTCCAACCTCTAGTGCAGATATTAGCACGCTATCGGTAAGGGTTAGAGCAAACGAATCTAGCACCACTTCTGACGTTTACAACTACGTTGATAACGTAACTACAGTTACTGCTACGGATCGTGTCTATTTCCTCAGTGAAGGGGAAGATATGAGGTATGAGGTATTCTTCGGTGATGGTGTAATTGGTAGAAAGTTGGGTGACGGTGAAATTATCGATCTAAACTATCTTATCACTAAAGGTGCTGAGGCAAATGGTGTTAGTAAGTTTACATTTGTAGGTAGATTTGTTGATAGTAACAATAATTCCTATGGTGCTGCTCAGACTGCTTTTGAGGTAGCAGAAAAGTCTAATTTCGGTGATGCCGCAGAAAGTCTAGAGTCCATCAAGTATCTTGCACCTAGATTTTATTCTGCACAATACAGAGCAGTGACTTCTCAAGACTATGAGGTCATTACCAAGAAAATTTACTCAAACGCTAAAAGTGTAGTTGCTTACGGTGGTGATGAGTTAACTCCCCCAATTTACGGTAAAGTATTCGTTGCAATTAAAACAAAAACTGGATCTAAACTTAACGATGCAACGAAAAAATCTTTATCAACTCAACTAAGATCCTTTGCAATGGCATCAATTGAAAGTGTAATCGTTGATGCGGATACAATGTATGTGTATCCTAAGGTTTACTTAAATTACGATCCTGCCTGCTCTGGTAGAGCGGTTAGTGCAATTGGTACTAATGCCATAAATGCAGTTACTGATTGGGCGACAACTTCTGGTATCAACAATTTTGGATCTAGTTTCAGTTTGGGTAATTTTGAGAGAGCAGTTGTTGACTCTGATGCGTGTATTACAGATTCGAGCACACAAATTTCGTTGCTGAAATATATTACACCCCAGGCACCAAATACCAACACATATTGTATTACTGTAGGACAACCACTGTATGATAGTGGTGATGGTGAGAATGATTCATCTTGCCCCAAAGCACCTGTTTTAAAATCTGGTAATTTTAGACTTCTTGAATTGCCTGGAGTAGATCAATACTTTGAAGATGATGGATTTGGTAACTTACGTACCTATTACAATAGTGGAAACAGAAAGGTATATACCAATGATAATGCAGGTACAGTAGACTATACTACTGGCGAAGTTTGCTTTGGTCCTGCTGCAGTTGTTGGTGCTGGTGGAAACAACCTAGGTGCTCCTGGCGGCGCTGCATTGGGACCAGATGCTACTGCTAATGATGTAGATGTTTCTGATGCAGCACTTGAGGATCTTGGAGATCTTAGAATCCCTGTACTTCTCATTCCTAGAAACAATTCTGTTATCTCCACATCGGAACCCAATACTGTAATTGAAATCATCACACCTACCATTTCAATTACTCCAATTGGCACAGCATTGCCTTCTAATATCCCAATAAATAGTCTTACGCCTACTGACTTTAACGTTGTCCCAACAACGATTGAAATTCCCGATATTACCGTTCCAGGCGACATAGCAAATACCCAGTGTTTCTGATAGATGTCTATTAATAAGGTCTCCCAATCTGTTGCTTCCCAGACACCTCAGTTTATTGATGATTATAGTCCTTTATTCAATAAATTTATTGAATACTACTATAAGTCACAAGAAAAAACTGGGTATGGTCAAAATATACTCAACGAATTTCTAAACTACTTAAACATCGATAAACTCGATGTTGGTATTCTTGGCGGTGCTACAACTGTTGTAGATGATATCTCCGCTACAGATTCCACAATCTTCGTAGAAAACGTTGACTCCTTTTTGACGAACGATGGTAGTTTATTGATTGATGATGAAGTCATCTATTATGAGAAAGCTGTACAGTCTCCTAGTATTGGTCTAAGTCCTGGTATTTCTTATGAGCAGGTAAAATTAAAGTGGAGCACTCTTGCAAATCCACTCGATTTGTTTGATGGTGTTACAAATGAGTTTCGTCTGACATCACAAGATACTCCTATTTCTCCTCCTTCGGCAGCACATTTGATCGTGAAGATATACGATCAATATTTAATTGCGGGTGTAGATTATACCGTTTCTGCTGATCGGATTGTATTTACAACTGCTCCTAGAGCAAAACTAACCTCAGACTCTACAGAACTTACCCAGATCATTTATTTGAGTGGTTTTGTTGAGAATCCAATCTATACCTTAGACAATATCTCTGGATCTTTTGGTGAAGGAAAGCGTACTTTCAAAGTATTCAGAGATAATGTTGAGTATCATCCAATTGTAGACGAATATGTAATTGCAATTTACGACGGTCAAATTTTAACTCCTAAAACCGATTATGCTTTTGATGGATCTTTAATCACTTTCTCCTTCACTCCTATCACTGGTAGGAGACTGGATCTATTCGCTATTGAAGCACCAATCCCTTCGTTTGGTAGTGGTGCAGTTGGTTATTCTAGAGTAAACAATCAGGGTCAACTAACTGCGGTTGAAGTTTCTGATGGCGGATCTCAGTACCGATTTGAGTATCCACC